CCACCGCTAATCGCACTCTCGTTCTTCCAAGTGTAGGTTGAGCCGTTCCAATAGAGGAATTGAGGGGTGTTGAGCGTTGTTTTGCCTAGCTGGTCGTTCATTGCGCTCATAACTGCACTAAGAGTCGTACCTGTTCCACCGCTTGCGTTGGCTGCAACAACAGAGAGGTCTATCTTTACCTCATTGTCGCTAGTTCTTGAAATTGGCGAATCCGTCCAAGTGCTAGGGTAGGCGAAGTTGATGCTTGTGCAAGACATGGCACTGCCACTGGTAGCGTTGACGGTCGTGCCGTTTCTCTTGATGGTGATTCCGCTTCCACCGCTTCCGCCACCTGTTGCTGAGACGATAATCTGATTGTCTGCTTTCTCAACGCTTAGACCGTCACCAAAAGCTATGCTCATGTCCTTCGAGCCGTTGAAGCCCAAGTTGTTGTTTGATGCACCAAAATAGAGAGTGCCAGTAGTGCTTCCTCCACCGCCTGTGCCTCCACTGGTTCCCCCACCGCTTCCAAGTGCCGTTATCCCACCTGTTGCGTAGAAGTTGCCGTCAAAGCACAAGTCTCCGTTCTCGTCAAGGTAGAGCTTCTTCTTAAAGATGTCATCATCCTTCGAGGATAAGAACTCTATTGACGTGACACTTGACATCTCGCCTATAATCTTTTTGGGCACGTCTTCTGATGTGTCGAACGTCCTGCCCCACCAAGAGTATTGTGTGAGGTCAACATCACTAGATGGCGTGTCTGAATCTCCCAATGGTTTCCATTGGAATTGAGAGCCAGAATAGTACAGAAAACATTTCTCGCTAGGCATTATCAGATTGTTGAGTTCCCTCAGCACCTGATTGAAACTTGCGTTGTCACCACCAGTCCCACCAGAGCCGTTATAGACTGAGAAAGGATATTCCTTGCCGTTGGTCAAAACGATGGAATACTCATTTCTCCCACCACTGACCGTTGACGAGGCGGTCTGCACTATCTTCTCTATGCCGACACCCTGAGAGCCGTTGAGCACCTTGAACTCATGTTTGTCCCCATTGGTCAGGTAGATGGTGAATACGTTTGGTCTTCCATCATATAGACCTTCCAATGTCTGCTCTATCTTCTCTATGCCGACACCATCCTTGCCTTGCGTATCTAATGCTTGAACTTCTGTTGCCATGTGATTTTATGCTTATAATTACGTGGCAAAGTTAGGCAAATCTTTCGATTACCTAACTTTATCCATTAATAAGGTATTATGCAAGCCCTTTCCATCTGAGGAACTTGCGCTTGCGCCCTCGCTTTGCGTTCTTGGAATGACAATTCGTATGGTAGAGACAATCGTGGAAGAGGTCTCTAGGCTTGCCGTCCTTTGGTGTCAGCCCTATCTTTCGGAATGCCATGTACTGTTTGCGGTTGATAACCATCAGCTTCCCACTTTTCGTAGGAAGTACATAATAGATGTCGCCATCCTTGGATGCCATCTTGTCCGCCGCTGCCGTAGCCTTGCGGTACATCAATTCGCACTTTATGCGATTGACAATTCTCTTGACTTTCTTGAAAATCATAGTTATAATGCTTGAAGTTAAACTTATGTGATGGTAGCTGCCGAAACAGATACTCTTTTTCTCATCACCCTTGCCTTGTTCTCTATCATCCTAGGCATTTCCATTTCGTTGAAGCAGATATGCAGTCCGATGGCTCTTGTCATGAGCAAGTCATCGTGCTTGCCGTCTATAGCACCGTATGCGCCATTCTTCTTGCGTTCGTATGTTATGAACTCGTCAAGACATCGCTCGTCTCGCTCTACATACAGATGTTCCCTGACCACTTGAACCAATGTGGAGATAATCATCGGCTTGGTTGCAACGTTGGTGTGAAAACCATACTTGCGTGGAATGCCCTCCCTGATGTCCGCCTCGCTCTGCTTTCTTGCGTAGAGGTTGCCGTAACAGTCCTTAATCTGGTTCAAGATGAACTCAGACTGGTCTCCACCCTCCAAGATGTGCTCCTTGTCCTTTGTCTCCAACGTGTTGGATTCTATGACCAAAAGAGCGTTGTCGTAGTACTTGGCAATCTGTGCTGCCTTCCAAGCCAACAAGTCCATGTCTATGTGTCCGTACCATTGGGCAACGACATACGGCTTCTCCCCTTCCATCATCCAATATCTGTCGAAGACGCAAATGACAGACCAGTCCGCTTTCGCCCCACGTCCACCAATGTCCACTACCACCAAGTAGCGGTTTGTTACCTTGCAGTCATCGAAGTGCTCTGGATGATTCCATATCCAGAGCTGACCTTGCTTGTCCTCGCAAAAGCGCACGTTCTGCAAGCACTTCTTGCCCTTGTAACCATCACCATACACATCGCCAACAGCCCTTGGTGCTCGGCACTGCTTGCGGAACTTGTCCACCTTGTCCTCTGCGAATACCTTTGCTCCCGAATGCTTGAACGCCTCGACATCATCAGATGGGTAGCCGCTAGCCATGTCGCCATGGTCTGTGAACTTCTTGCGTTCCGTCATGTACCAGTGGATAGCCTCCAAAGGTGCTCCAATCTGCCAAAGCTTCCAAAGGTATGTGCCTGGCTCCTCACGGTCGGACATGACATTGTTGTCCTCCCTGTGTTGGTAGAGCCAAGCGGCGAAATCTTCCTTCTCCTTCTTGGTCTCGAAGTCCAAGTGGTACATGTCGTAAATCTCGAACCATGGAACGAAGAACGGCTCAAACTGAGACTCGCCCTTCTTGGCTGACACCCACTCACGATGGAAGAAGTTGCCAGTACCGTTGGCTGTCGATTCATATACAATCATCGTGTATGGGCGATACAAGATACCGTTGGTAGCGTTCTGCACCACGTCCTCTGGCGACTTACCCTCGGTCTTCTCCCACAACCCAACTTCGGAACAGTGAACCAAGTTGTAGTCCTCACCGTTGGCGGACGTTGGCTTCTGCATTGAGCCAACCTTAATCTTGCAGAACCGCTGCGGCACTTTCTTGACGTTGCCCGAAGTTCCGAAACCGACAAACTTGGGTTCACCCTCGGTGTACGGCTCGCCCATTTCGTGAAGGAACTTTGTGGGGAATGCCTTCAATGCCTCGTCAAACATTCCTCGGATGGTCTCTGCCGTGTCCTTGACCTGAGCCACGATGAGCGAGTTAAGTCCTTTCTGCCACATGAGTTGCAGCCAGAGCATATACATCTGTATGACGGTCGAGCCTCCCCATTGTCTGGCTTTCAGAAGAATCAGACGGATAGGACGGTTCTTCTTCCTGCGCTCCTCCAACCATCTCAGCAATCTCCTCTGAGGTCTTCTTAGCACGAAGCGGAACGGAAGACCGCCACCCTTTGGCTTGATGTAGATGAGCACCGCAAAGAAGAAGAAAGGGTCGTGCTTGATGCGAAGACGGAAGAACTGCTCCTCCAGTTGCTCACGGTCGAAGTCGTAGTCACGCTGCATCGGTGGAAGACCTAACCTTGCGTTGTCTTGGTCACACTCATCGTATAATGTATTCAAGTACGTCTCTATGCTACCTGCCTCCATCAGTTGCTTAACCAACGGAATCTTTTTCATTTCCATCGGTAGATATTGGTCGGGGATGGCGTAATCGTCCAAGTGAAGATGGAATCGCTTATCTCCACAACCCTCTCCTACTACAGGATTGAAGGGAGTACCGAACTCCTTGATGCGCTTGTCGTTCTCTTGAAGGATGGCATCTGTGTGCTTGTCTGACGTAGGCTTTACTTGTCTTGGCATAGCGGTGCGTTTAAATATCCCCACAACAAACCAAGCGCATAGCAATAGATGTGGACTCCAATCGCCATGCTAGGAAACACGAAACCGATGGATATGTAGAGCAGGATGGTGAGGTTGTACTTCACCTTCTTCTCCACGAATGGGGCTATGTAGCCCATGTAGGCATAGACCAAGCCGCTGAGACCGATGATTGGCGTGGCGGTGGCGAACGGATAGCTGACGGCTATGGCATAGAACACCGCCAAGTTCCAACCGCAAGGGGTGGAGCGAAGGCACTGATGGAATACCCAAAGATTGACGAGGGCGTGAAAGACGTTCTGATGATAAAGTGGATAACTGATGCGCTGCAAGATATTGCAACCATCATACAAGCCCTTGCCATCATAGCCAAGAATGGAGATACACATTATTACAATGTACCCAGCATAAAGCGCAATCTGCGTTTCCGTTGCTCGTAACATCTGCGTTTCTCCTCCTTTCTCGCCTTATGTAGTATGACAAGTATGGACTTCGGGGTGAGATAGAAACTTGGAGCCTCTTCGTTGCAGACACGAAAGATGATGTCCTTCTTGGCGAGGAAAGGACATTCGTTGCTAAGAACCTTGTATCTGCGGTAAATCTCCAAGAACATCTGCTTGCGTGTGGAAATCATGTGGTCTAGCTTGTCACCCCTGTCAAGCCAGCATACTGCGTTGTATGCACGTTCCTCTGAGACCCAAAAACGCTTGGACGGAGATTTGGCAATCTGTTGCGCTATCTCTGTCAAACTGATATTGTCTCTTACCGATATGATTTCCTTGTAAGCCCTCAATATGTCAGCATTCCGCTCTGCGATAAAGTCGCAACGAGAATCCTTATGTTTCATATCTGACTATGCAAAGATACGAAAAAATATCCAATAAGTCAAATATGAATAATATAAATTAACGGATAAAGTGAAAATAAATCTGAAAAGCATTACTTTTGGGCGTTGATTCATAAAATTATTCATATATATATGGCTGAAATTGCAAATGAACAGAATGCTGGTGCTGCGACACAGCAAGCTACCAAGACCAAGAGAGACTTGGCTTTGGAGCGTTTGAAGTCTCGACATCCCGACACTGACTATGCGGATGACGAGGCCATCTATGGTGCTATCAACGATGACTACGATGAAGACCAGAGGGTTCTCGAAGGCTACAAAGCTAACGAGAAGGCTATGAGCGACATGATGAGTGCAGACCCACGTTCTGCCGTCTTCTTGCAGAGCATGAAGAACGGAAAGAACCCTTTCGTGGAGCTGGTTCGTAACTTCGGTGATGATATGGTTGACTTCCTTTCCGACCCAGACAGTGCCGAGGAGGTGGCTGGTGCACAGGAGGACTATCTGAAACGTGTGTCCGAGGGAAACAAGCTACAGCAGGAATACGAGGATAACATGAAGGAGAGTCTGAACGTTCTTTCTCGTATGGATGATGAGTTTGGTGAGACTGTCACGGATGAACTTGTAGGCAAGTTGTTGATTGTCGCCAATGACGTGATTCGTGGCAAGTTCACGAAGGAGGCTCTTGATATGTTCCGTATGGCAAAGAACCATGACCTTGATGTTGAGGAAGCCGCCCGTGAGGGAGAGGTGCGAGGAAAGAACTCCAAGCACTTGAAGAACTTGGAGCTTCGGAAGAAGGGAGACGGAACGGCTGACCTTGATTCCGCCAACGCTGATGCGCCAAAGGGTGACAACCAACCAGACTTTGGTGCTCTTGGTCGTGCCGCCCGAAGAGGGAACATCTGGGAGCGAGGCAACGAGAAGAGAACGCATAACCGATGATGCTATATAATTAAGGTGAAAAGATTTATTTAAGTTTAATATAAAAATGATAACGATGAAAAGTACAAAAAAAACTTTCAGTTGGCTGATGTCCGTGCTTGTCATGACATTGGCTGTTATTTTCGGAGTGAACGGCTCTGTGCTGATGGCGGAGGCTGCGAACTTGCCTGACGGTGGCACTACGGAGAGCGGTAGCCCAGGCGAGGCAGGTGGTGCTGGTGCTCCAAACGAGGACGGCAACGGTGGTGCTGGTGCTGGCAGTGACGGTATCGCCACCGAGGGCAAGGGACGTGAGCACTTCAACGAGGGTGAGAACGGTGTGGAGTACTACAACAACGACATCAACGACAAGATTATCAAGATTCGCCCGATGGCTACTCCTGTCGACCAGATTTCTCGCTATGCCACGACCAAGGCTGCAAAGTCGTTTGTCGTAGAGTATTGGAGCATCGGCACACGACCAATCAAGACAACAGTGAAGGATGCGACCACCGCAATGACTTCTGGAACGTCCATGACGTTGAAGGTGGAAGACCCCGAGATGTTCACGTTGGATGATACCATCCGTGTCGTTGGCGTGAAGGCTATCACCAATTACCAAGGCATCGCCTACGATACCATTACCGACAAGCCAATCCCAGACTTGGAGTTGTGCGTTTGCGGACGTGACAATGACGGTCATCCTATCGTCTATGCAATCAACGGCACTAAGATTGGCAACAAGCCTTATGGAATCCCTGCCTTGGCGAAAGGACAGAAGCTTATCCGTATGGCGAAGAGCTGCGGTGAGTTGGACGTGCAGACTGGTCGTTTCAACAATCTTCCAGAGCCAGAGATTCAGTACTGCCAGAACTTCATGATTCAGGTGGAGCAGAGCACCTTCGACAAGATTGCCGACAAGCGTGTTGATTGGGATTTCTCTGACATCGAGGAGGATAGCATCTACGACATGCGCCTTGCCATGGAGGGCACTTATCTCTTCGGTGACATGGCTTGCATCCGTCACAACACCAAGAACAACAGCGCACAGTGGTTCACCAAGGGTATCTGGTGGATGGCTGGCAAGGACATCGAGGTAGGTCACAAGGCGACCGCTGATGACATCAAGGAGGGCTACAATGAGAACGACATCGTAATCAATGACTTGGAGCTTGTTGACATCAGCAAGGACTTGTTCGTTGGCACTGGCATCGGAAACAAGCGCAAGGTGTTGATTTGCGGCTCAGACTTCCTGACCACACTGTCAAAGATTAAGTCCGCCAAGTTCCGCTTGAAGGACACCGTGGAGGTTTGGAACTTGAAGTTCAAGAGTTGGGAGACTGACTTTGGCGAGGTTCTTACCATTCACTCAGAGCTGTTCGACTTGTTCGGCATGAGCGATTCTGCGTTTGCCCTCGACCCAGAGTTCTTGGTTAAGCGAGTTCATCTTTCTTGGGCACGCAACGTGCTCGACTTGAAGAAGGCAGGAATCCGCAATACCGATGCCGTGGTTATCCAGGAGGTGGCTTGCCTCTACTTGAAATATCCAAAGGCACATGCACGCATGAAGCTTGCTTCTGCCGCCTAGAGTTAGGTTTTCTTTTGCAAATTAGAACGTAAATAAACGAGGGGTGTGGGCGGACTAGCCCCATCCCTTTTTTCGTATAATATAATAAGGTATAGCAATTATGTTTAAGACATATCAAGGATATTCGGACTTGGCTTTCAATGTGAAGCTTGAAGGCAAGCTGAGAAGAATCGTGTTTGACGGTCAGAGCCGTGGCACTAGCATCTACTTCACGAGGGATGCCAAGGAGCAGAAGGCTATTGAGAGCCATCACTGGTTTGGAGAAAAGTTCTGGCTGCTTGAAGAGGTTGACGAGAAGAAACAGGAGGCGGAAGCCAAGAAAAAAGCAGCAGCCAAGGCGAAGCAAGTCGATGATGAGAAGAAGACAGTCCAAGTAGCTAGCATTCCTGACGCAAAGGAGTATCTTGCCGATACTTTCGGGATTTCTCGTTCAAAGATGAAGACGAAAGAGGATGTGCTGGCTATTGCCAAGGAAAACAATGTGGTACTAGAAGGATTGGAATGATATGGATAGCTATGCGGTGGAAGGATTGGTTAGGGAAGTCAAGGTGATACTTGACCGTAACCAAGAGAATGCGGAGCTGATTCCAGATGATTCCGACACGTTGAGCCAAGGGGAAATCATCAAGGAAAGGTTGGTTGAGGCGGCAAAGCTTATCGAGTCGAACGCTCCACTGTCCATGCTGTCTGGTTATCAGATTGGCACAAAGGGCACTTTGGAGCTAGGTTCTAGCAACGGTATGTATGTAGGAAAGGTTTCCTTGCCTAAGGACTTGATGCGGTTGCTCAGTGTTAGGATGAGCGACTGGGAACGACCTGCCAAGATTATAAGCGAGACGGACGATGAGTATCTGTTTCAGACTAGTAGGTTTGGTGTGAGGGGAAATCCACAAAGACCGATTGCCGCTGTAGTCCAAGGTAGTGACGGGGACTTGGAGTTGGAACTGTATTCGTCAAGTCAGCCAAACGCAACCTTGTCCTGCACGTACATACCGAATCCATACATAGACAACGGAGTCATATTCATGTGCAAGAAACTAAAGGAGTCAATCCTGTATATGGCAGCGTCGTTGGTTTGCGTTAGCTTGGGCGATGTCAACACGGCTGCAAGCTTGAAGTCCGTTTCATACGGCTTGGCTAACATTGTAGAACCTACTCAAACACAATAATCATGGCAAGAAAAAAGGAAAAGACAAAGCTGATGTCTCTGAGTAAGGTGGTTGACAGGGATGAGTTGGACAGCGTGAAGCAGAGCCTCAAACGCTACGACCAGCCTTATGAGCGTGCCTATGCCGTGTTGTTCGAGGCTCAGAGATATTACGACAACATGGAGAACTTCCGTAAGAGACGGTTGAGAAACAAGCGTTACAACTACGGAGACCAATGGGGAGACAAGATAGATATTCCTACTTGTGGAGGCTTGGGCAAGCGAACCGTGAGAGAGGAAGACTATATCCGTGACCAAGGCAGTGAGCCATTAAAGAACAACCTAATCAGAAGGCTGGTGAAGAATGTGTTGGGTGTTTATCGCTCCCAAAGCAAAGAGCCTACCTGTAACGCCCGAGACAAGGATGAGCAGAAGTATGGCGAGACCATGAGCATCGTGCTTCAGTGCAACCGACAACTGAACCGAGAATCGGAAATCGAGGCCCGAACCATGGAGGAGTTCATGATAAGCGGTGCCGCCATACACAAGAAGAAGTATGGATGGAGAAGAAACCGCTTGGACTGTTGGACGGACTACGTGAACCCCAACAATTTTTTCATAGACAACAACATGAGGGATTTCCGTGGTTGGGACGTTAGCTGCATAGGCGAGGTTCACGACATCAGCATAGGAAACGTACTGAGGGAGTTTGCCGATTCCCCTCAGAAGGCTAGATGGCTCAAAGAGATATATCACAATGCCGCTGACAGAAGGTTTGTGGCGGATAGCCTGCAGCCGTTCGGCGAGTTCGACCCTAGGAGAGTTGACTTCATGTGTCCTAGCAATCCGTCCCTTTGCCGAGTGATTGAGGTGTGGAGGAAGGAGAGCAAGCCTAGGTTCAGATGCCACGACTACAACAATGGCGATGATTACAAGATAGACGTTGAGGATTACCATGAGTTGGTGGAACTGGAGAACCAAGACCGCTTGAAGATGGGCATGGCTGCTGGCATGGCGAAGGAGGACATTCCGATGATTAAGGCGGAATGGTTCGAGGATGATTACTGGTACTTCTACTACCTTTCTCCTTTCGGTGACATTCTGAGGGAGGGCGAGACACCTTACGCACATGGTGAGCATCCATACGTGTTCAAGTTCTATCCGTTCATAGATGGCGAGATTCATAGCTTCGTGGAAGACGTGATAGACCAGCAGAGATATGTGAATCGGCTTATCACGATGTACGACTTCATCATGAGGGCATCCGCCAAGGGTGTGCTCCTATGTCCGGACGATTGCTTGCCTGACGATATGAGCTGGGATGATTTTTGTGATGAGTGGTCTAGGTTCAACGGTGTTGTGAGATATAAGCCGAACGCCCAAGGTCAGGTGCCTCAACAAGTTTCAAGCAATTCTGTGAACATTGGTATCGGTGACTTGCTGAACTATCAGTTGAAGTTCTTCGAGGACATATCGGGCGTGAACGGTGCTCTGCAAGGCAAGCCAGGCACGTCTGGCACCAGTGGCTCTCTCTATGCGCAACAGACACAGAACGCCACCATGTCGCTGCTCGACATCTTGGAGACTTTCAGCCAGTTTGTGATTGATGGCGCATACAAGGACGTGAAGAACATGCAGCAGTACTACGATACCCGAAGAACCTTCAACATCGTTGGCAGGACTGGGGAAATCGTGGAGTACGACCCGAAGAAGATTCGTGACGTGGAGTTTGACATCAATATCACGGAGTCCACGGCTACGCCAGTGTATAGGCAGATGGCTAACGACTTCCTGATGCAGTTGTGGCAAGCACAGGCTATCTCCTTGCAGCAGCTTCTGCAAGTTGGCGACTTCCCTTTTGGCGATGAGCTTCTACAGAGCATCAGCAGCCAAGAACAGGACATCAAGAACGGTATCGCTCCACAAGGATTCTCCCCACAGCTACAGGCACAGGTCAGCCAAGCCTCTCAGACGAACCCGAAGGTACAGGCTATGCTACAGCAGATGATGAGTGGTCGGGGCGTGCAGCCAAGTGAACAGCAAGCACCGTTGAGTGCATAACATTGAGTGTGTAATGTTTAATCTTTATTGATATGATAGCTGATAAGAAAAGTAATGAGAAATGGTACGGCAACAGCAAGGTGACTGCCGACCAAGGCGGCAAGCCGAATGGCGGTGCGGCTACCGAATCGCAAGGTAGGGAGGATAACCCCGAACTCTATGAGAACGATGTGACAGGAAAGGTTGCAAAGCGCAACGAGAACAGCATCTGGAAGAGAGGAGGAATGAAGCGTGTCAAGTTCAACGAGGATGAATGAGTAGCGTGAGCAACGTTTTGGCATGATGTTGCTCAAAGCAATCACTTGATAATTAATGGCTTATGTATTAAGGTTGAGTAACGTAATGTTGCCCAACCTTTTTTATTGTATCTTTGCTGACGTAATCGGTTACAAATAGGTGTGAATTAACGTGTTTAACTTTAAGGTAAGAAAGATTATGTCAGGAGAAGAAGTAATCAGAACATCCAGCTGCTGCCCTGAGGCGATGATGGGCGGCATGATGGGCAGCATGTTCAACAGACGTGACAATGATGGTTTGTTGTCGGCTGCGCTGATGAATGGTAACAACAACTGGAACAACTCGCCTTGGATGTACCTTATTTTCTTGGCTCTCTTCGGAGGCAACGGCTTCGGGTTTGGCAACCGTGGCAATGCCATCCAAGACGCTGAGATACAAGGTCAGATTCAGAGTTTGAGAACCCAGCTGTCGGACAATCACAACAGCGACTTGCTGATGAGTGCCATCAAGGGTAACAATGACGCTCTGAACACTCTTGGCGCAAGCCTTAACTGCGACTTCAACCAGTTGCAGAATGCGGTTTGTAGCGTGAGAAGTGCCATCGAGCAAGTGAGTGGTAACGTGGGATTCTCTGCGGAGCGTGTAATCAATGCTGTCAACCTTGGCGACTTGAACATGATTCAGCAGATGAAGGACTGCTGCTGTCAGACTCAGCAGAACATCATCAAGATGGGCTATGAGAATCAGTTAGGGCAGAAAGACATCGAGAACTCCATGCAGCGTGGTTTCGACTTCAACAACCGTAGCGTGGAGCGTGGTTTCTCTGCAATTGGCTATCAGATGTCACAGGATAAGTGCGACATCATCCGTGCCAACCAAGACAATACACAACGTATCGTTGATGTATTGAACAACCATTGGCAGAGCGACTTGCAACAGAAATACAATGACGCTCGCTTGGAGTTGAGTCAGCAGAGACAGAACGCCACTATCATAGCGGCATTGAAGACTACAACGACCACTACTTAATCGTGAGTGATACAGTTTGAATCATAAGAGGGAGGTGATTGCGTGATGTAATCGCCTCTCTCGCATAAACTCTTAAAATCTTAAAGTTATGATGTTTAAGGAATTGAAATCGGGCTACCCGATATACTTATTTGACCGAGCTTCATTGAAATATGAGCAAGCAAAGGTGATGAACGTGCAACCGAACTACCAAGCTAGCTTTGGCAAGATGGAGGTAAACGTTACCGTGCAAACCAAGGATGGTAACCAAAACACCTACAGTGTGGTAGATACAGAACAGTCGGCTTATGCCAACACCCTTATGATAACCACTAGCAAGGACTGTGTAATCAACGAGGTGAATGCGCTGAAAGCTACCAGTGAGGAAGTACTGAGCAAGGTGGACGAGCACAAGAGAATCGTGGAGGAGTGTGGAAAGTTGCTATCAGAGCTAGACACTTCTTTTCGTGACCAGCAGAGAACAAACGAGAGACTTGACAACTTGGAAAACAAGTTGGATAAGATATATGAATTTGTCAAACAAAAAAGTTAAAGATATGGATTTCGTGGAATTGATACAGAAGTATCAGGAGGAGGCCACTCCTGAACAGATGCTGGAGATAACCAAGGTTATCGGCAAGTTTGTGGCTAAACATGCAACTGAGGAGGATTTACATCATTTGTACAAGGACATCTATGGCGTGATAAGCGAGGGACACTTTGACCGTCACTTTGCCGAGGATGCAATCAATAGGATGTACTACGAGGATGAGAGTGGAGCGAAACATCACGCTCCATTTTTTACGGATGCGGAAGTAAAGGAGGTATTTGACTTGAACAAAGATGACATTTCGGACTACACAATTCACGACTTGGCGGTTACGATGAACATGCTGAGGAGTGACAACAACCGTTTCTTGGAGAAATATGCCAAGAACACCTCTGAGGTGAAGGAAATGGTCTCTTGCATGGCTATAGAGTACCTGCAAGACCCTGACGCTCCCCACCCTACGTGCAAAATATGGAACTACATTAACGGATAAAGCGAGAATCTTAATATCTCTGTATATCTTTGCAGAAAAAAGAGATATATGAGTGACATTAAGGTATTTATAATAGGCACGGTATGGGGATTCTTGACATTGCTCACCCCCATCAAGGACTTCATGGTAAGCATGGTTGTCCTTTTCACGCTGAACTTCATGTTTGGCTTGGTAGCGGCAAGGTTTGAGCACGAGGAATGGTCTTGGAAGAAGGCTGCTATGTTCTTCGTGTGTTGCTGCATCTTCTTCGTGACCGTGGCTGCGCTTTTCGTGGCTGGTCACTTCCTTCACTCAGACGAGCAGGCTGTGTTCTGCGTGCGCTATATCTGCATAGCGGCAATGTATCTCTTCACCACCAATATACTAAGAAACTGGCGGAAGATTCTTGTGCCAGAGTCTCCTTGGTATCAGTTGGTGGATTTTTTGCATTATGTTTTGAGCTTCGGGTTTGTTGATAAAATCCCGCTCTTCAAGAAATATCAGGAATATAAAAAGAAAGGGAACAATGAAAGTAACTAGGGAACAGGTTATCAAGATTATGCCGAATGCCGAGAAGTATGTGGACAAGTACTTGGTATATATCAACGGCTATGCCGATGTGTTCAAGATAGATACCCCAAAGCGCATGGCTCACTTCTTGGCTCAGATAGCTCATGAGAGTAGTGAGCTGCGCTATACCAAGGAGCTAGGAAACGAGAATTACTTTGTGAAGTACGACAACGGAAAACTGAAACAGATGCTTGGCAATGTAAAGAAGGGAGACGGGTACAAGTATCGTGGTCGTGGGCTGATTCAGATTACTGGTCGTGCCAACTACCAGGCTTACCAAGACAGCAAGTATTGCCGTGGCAACATCATGGACGAGCCGCAACTGCTTGAGCAGCCGCTTGGAGCGGTGAAGAGCGCAATGTGGTGGTGGTGGAAACATGGACTGAACGACTTGGCTGATAGTGATAGCTTTCTTGCCATCACAAAGGTTATCAATGGTGGCACAAACGGCTTGGAGTCCAGACGAAAGTTCCTCGTTAAGGCTAAGGTCGCATTAAATGTGTAGGCTTATGAGGTGGTGCAAGGAAGAATTGTGGAAATGGGCGTTGCTTGTGCTTGGGGTCGTGATTGCCATGTCGTTGTTGTCGGGCTGCAAGACCACCAAGTACGTGCCATTGGAGAAGGTGGTGTATCGGGAAAGCGTAAGGTGCGACACGTTGCACAAGCGAGACAGCATCTATGTACACGATTCCGTTTTCATGTCCCAAAAGGGCGATACCGTCTTTTGTGATAGATGGCATAAGGAGACTTTCGTAAAGGAGATATACAAGAACAAGACGGACTCCTTCATCAGCAGAGACAGCATTTCAGTTCCTTACCCTGTGGAGAAAGACTTGTCGAAGTGGGAGCAGTTCCAGCTGAAATATGCCATTTGGTCTTTTGGTGCGCTATGTATGATTATAGTATGTTTCTGTATAAAATTGTATAGGAGATTCAAGAATGACAACCGTCAACATATCAATCAACAAAAGTAACGTCTTCGAGGAAGTGGCGAAGACTACTGCCTACATAGGCGCAAAGAAACTGGAGGGAGCTGGTGCGGCTTACGACCGTATCTTCACCACGTCTTCCGACCAAGAAATGATAGCTAGGTTCTGGAGTGAATCCGCTGATGTCGTTACCAATCTCTTGCAGCGTTTCATAACGTCTGTAAGTTCTGGTGACACCTATCAGATAGCATTGTCAATGTCGAGTAGATATGACCAGAACCTGACGAGTTCAATCAGTTCCGCCATGTTCTCGTTCTTTGTCAACAACATTGTTGCCAAGTGGTGCGAGATTACAGACAAGGACAACGTGAAGGACTATGCCGACAATGCCTCCGCATTGCTCCTAGACATCAAGGAAAAGATATTCCACAAGAAGAAACCAACAAGAAACAATATATAATATGGCAAAGACACTAACTATAACGTTGTATATGAGCGAACTCATATATGACTTCCAGAACAAGGCGTTCTTGACAGGACGGTCTCGTAGGTCTGACGGAAAGGATGCCGAGTTCTCTTCCAACATGCAAGCCAGTGACGATGACGAGGACAAGAATCAAGCCTTGCGTAGCATACAGACCGCATACGGTCAGTTGTTGGTTGAGTTGAGCGAGGGCTTGTTTGGCAAGACCGATGCAACGGCTAGCAACAAGTTGCAGGAGGATAGCAACATCACCATTGCGCTCTCTGTGCCGTCAAACTTCACCCTTGGAATCAAGGATGCGGTCAGCACTTCCATGCACGACTACATCGTAAACAAGGCTCTGTTGGATTGGTTTCTCATCACAAACAAGGATGACGCAAAGGAATATGGAGACTTGGCTACGGTAGCCTTGCGAAACCTTCACAACACCTTCAACAGAAGGGAACGTCCGACAAGAAAGCAACCAAGTTAAGGAAGGGGGTACGTATGAAGACATGCTGTAAAGACTACAAGGTGATGATAGAGATGATAAAGGACGAGCTTGTCTTTGACATCAAGAACACGGCTTATTCCTTTGCCGATTCCCAACGAACGCCAGACATGGACGAGCATACGCTTCACCAAGTCTTTGACGTTGCCGAGGACGGGAACAGAGATAAGTTGGCGAGGATATTGGATTCTGCCGTGGAAGACTGTAGGGAATTGCTCTATCGGTTCACAAAGGTTGAAATGCTTGGTGGTGGGTTCGACTCGAACGAATGGGAAGAGTGTGTTGGTGCGCCTTGCAACCATGAGCACGCCTATTACTTGGCTATGAGAATGCCACGTGGATTCTCCAAGACCAGCGTGCATACGATGACCGTGTACATACACGACTATATCGTCAACCAAGCATTGTACGAGTGGCTGATGATAGTATATCCTAGCGGTGCTGATAGGTTCTGGGCACTGAAAGAGGAGAAAAAGCAGAAAATAAAGGACGCAAGCAATCGCTCTGCTAGACGATGTAGGATAAGCTTGCATCCATTTCCATAATGGTTGAAACAATAGAGGTAGCTATCCTTCACGGACGGCTACCTTTTTTATGCTAACTTTAAAAATATGAGAAGAAAAATTATCTAAGTTTGTTCTGCCATCTTTCCTGGAACTCCGTTGACAGTCCGCTGATGGATTCGTCAACGCTGAGACTACCAATGATGGCGATTCTGAAATACTTGTATGGCGAACCAGCCATACCTCGAAGGCTCTTGTGTACAGAAGACTTGACTAGATACCAGTGGAAGAGGTCGTTGCTTCCATACAGAACCAATCCGCATTTCCCTTTCGCAGCTTCTCTGAAATATCCTCTTGCTATGCAAGCGAATATGGTCTTGTAAATCTCATTGCTGCTGATTGCCAGTGGACGGCTGCAAAGGAAGTATGGTACATAGCCAAATGGATTCTTGGCATACACATTGACAATCTGGTTGTTCTCATTGATGGCATACGACTCAGGGTAGATGTTCACTCGCTTGGTGAAGTTGCTCTCCATCGTGCCCCACATCTTGCTCTTCAAGGAATAGACGTATGCGTAACTGTAGCTTGGGTTGAACACGATGATGCGGTTGTCGTAGTAGTCGTATATCATGCTTGCTCCCTCTAAGAAGTTGCGGAATCTTGTGTACTTTATATCCGATGACGATATGCCTCCAACTTCCAACACCTTGCTTGCACTTGGCATTTGCGTGAAGTCGAACGGATAGCCGTCAAGTGCATCACTGATGCAGACGGACGAGCTTCCCTGCTGCAACATGATTCCACGCTCTGTAGGGTACAGTACGGCATCGTCAATCTGCAAGATTCCATCAACGTTGGCACAGATGTCACGGTTCACTGGCTGGCGAGCTATGTAAGTTCCCTCGCTACCCAACATCAAAACCCATACTCCCTCGTCCGTGAAGACATAAAGTGGAGCGTCACCAAACTGCCCCTCGCTGATTGGTCGTGTGTTCGCTGCCAAGGCGTTGATTGTGGATGAGCCAACTTGCACTGAGTTCTTGGCAGGGAAGACAAGAGGGTTCTCAGCTTCACTGACCTTGACAAGGGATGGATTGGTTATCTGTGTGTTAAATCTATTGTATTCTTCTATTGCAGAATTGTACTCAGACTGAGTTATCTTTTCCCACATTCCATTATCGTATTTGTCTCCTTTATATTTCTCTCTATCATAAACTTGGAGGTTTCTCAAACAACCATCTTCGTTAACAATTATAAAATACGACATACCCAAAGTGTCAGAGCTCGTTAACGAAACGGACTTCTTGAAATATTCGTCATTATATTTCATGTAAAGTGTGGCGGACGTACAATTATTTATTGGAAACATGAATATGGGCGGTAAAGGATAACTACACTTGCCATAAAAATATTCCGTTTGGTTTGATGTATTGACCGCAGCTAGCATATCAACGAACGTTCCGTTCCCATCATAATTATCTCCATTTTTCTGTAAGTCGGGATAATACCCCAATATTCTAGCGTAGTACATTATTCCAAAACCGTCTTCGTCGTAGCCGTCTGGCTCAACGGTGTAAATGTTCGATGGGAAGAACGAAAATTCGTCAACCTTTCCGTTCTTGACGTTCGCCATATGTAGCCTGTTGTTGTAGGTGATGGCACATTCACCCCCATAACTTGACCTATAGAAGTCAGAAAGCGATATGGTTTCTTCTGTTCCCAAAGGTCTGTCCATGTGAAAGAACTTGTCGAAATCATTTTTGTCAATAAAGAGGGAATGGTAAAATATCAAGCTGTCAATGGTCTTTCTCATCTCTGTTGTGTTTTGATGATGAAGTAATATCGTTCCCTTTTTAATGGCAGCCAAATCATCGTATTTCTCCTTTTCTACCATATCATTGCTGTTATAGGCATCTTTATTGTCTATAAAAGATTCTCCTTTAGTTATATACACATCTACCCCTTGTATGAAGTCCCCTATCAGGCTTGTGTCAACATTTACCGATATTTTGGGCTGTATTACGGATGCGTAGAACGACATTTTTTTTGTCGTTGCGTCAAAATTGAGGTTACGACTTATGCTATATGGGTACATTGGGAATATATTTGATATGTTTATATGTGTACCATCGTATAACCTTAGCGCAACGACACCGAACACTATGTGCTTGTGTGTATATCTGGTAAATGACTCTATGAATTTGTTCACACCAGACTCCATAAAACTCCTAAGAGTTGCTATTTGGTTGGCATTTATTCCACTTACAGACAAGGTGGCATCTACGTCTTGCCCCCAATGCCAAGTGCTAAAACAATTCGCAAAATCGTCACCTAGTTCGACTGTTATAAGTTGCGGAAATGAATGATGCTCAATTTTTAACGAGTACTTGAAATCGTTGATTGAGAAAATGCTATAGGTATTGTGATTCCAAAAAGCGTAGGTTACAGAATCATCCCCAACGAAACACAATATGTTCCCCACGGCTGTGACCGCATTGACCTTGAATCCTCCCAAGTCGATGCGGTTCTGCGCTCCGCTCCCGCCCTTCTCCGTCCAGTACCAAGAATAAGGCGAACCGTTGGTGCAATTTACTATGTAATGGGAATGTGTCTCGTTGCCGTGCGTCACCTTGTGAACGTACTTGATGGAGCAGGTGTCGTTGGGCAAGGTGAAGCTCTCCGCCACCTCTGGTTGAGAGATAGGTTTCAGTGCCCCGTCCTCGTTGATGAGGTTGAGGCATGTGCCAAGCTCACCATCCTGAGCATCGTAGTCGGATGGTGAGTGGTTGAGTCCTTGAAATTTTACTTCCTGTATCATGTTGAATATATTTTATTTCGGTCGCTGAATCTCGTAGAAGGTATAGCCGTGCTTTGTCTTTCGTGGAAGAACAGATAGGAAGACCGCCCTGTCGAGCGGACAGCCGTAATCGTCACAGATGGCAGTGACGGATGGATGCTCTGAGCGGAATCCTATCTTATGGTACTGCTCATTGTACTGCAACTGGCAGAAATATCCGTTTGTCTGCATGAGTTGTGGAAAGTCCTCTCTCATGCAGAAACAGTATAGACCAGTGTCGCTGCTCTTAAACATCAGTGTCTCGATGTTTTCTCGCTCAACTCTCATCATGTGGTCGTGGAGCGATTGGCTGATAGTGACAGAGTTGGCTCTGCCGTCCAACACCACGAAGTACTTGCGATACCAGAGACTCTTGACAGCCTTTATTTTATCAGATAAATATTTAATTTTCATCTTGCAAAGATAATGTCTTATAAGTTATTGTCAGATATATCGGTTAATTTTCTTGCATTTAAGGCAAGAATCCTTTTCCTTGACTCCTCGCTACAGAGACAACCGCAAGAGCGTGTGTGTCCATTGCATAGGTCTCCACTCCTAACCACCGTGCCACGTCCGCAATCACACTTGCATATCCAGTAGGTTGCGTGGCTCTTGGTTCTCTTGTCAGACCTTCGGCAAACGGTCAGTCTCCCGAACCGCTTGCCAGATAAATCTCTAATTCTATACATACGCTTGTCTTTAATTGTCAAGTTTCTTAGCCTCGTCCTCGCTTACCGCCTTGCCAACTGATAGACGGAAGTCGTTGTGGGAACGGAAGCTGTAATAGCAGATGTAGGCTAGCGAAGGGCATTCTTCCTCCACATGTTTCTTGTGCGCCTTGACCTCCTCTTCCGAGCGGTAGATAGTGGAGTTTACGAAGTAGGTGTTAGCTCCCTTCTGTGCTACCACCGAAATATAGAACTTCTTGCCAAGGATGCGCTCGATGATGCGCTGAATGATTGAGATTTTCTTTCTTTTCTGTACCATAGTTTTATCTATTTTTATAATGATTATTACTCGATACCACAAGAGACGATACCGTCCTCTCTGTTGATACCCCTGAAGTGCTCACAACGTTGGCAAGCAAGCGACCCTACCATCAAGGTCTCTTGGGTGTACTTGCCAACCATGCCAAAAGGACATTGAGTAGTGTACTCGTAATGTCCCCCGACAAATTCATTTACATTGTATATTGGGTATTTCATTACTGCTGTTTTACTCTCCAAGCACGTCTTTGATTAATTGGTCAATATGCTCGTTTGAGGTTATTTTCTCAATAATCTTGTCAATGTCAATCTTTGGCACATCCATTCCCTCAAACTCTGCAAAACTAGTATTGCAAACAGTCAAGAGCATCTTGCACCAAGGAGATTTGTCTATGTCCTTGAATCCTTCTTTGTGAATCTCTAATGCTTGTCTTAGATTTCCGTTGTCACGGAAATAACGCAAGACAGTGGCAAGTGATTCTACGAAATGCTTGTCTTGCATTGGACTATCCTTGATTTCAGCTAGTCTCTGCATCAAGAACACCAGTGCTGCATGTAATTCTTTCTTTTTCATACGCTATTTATTGTTTAATATTTCCAACTTTGTTTCCAAGTGTCTTTTCAAGTCTTGGTAATACTCAATCTGTCTGTTACATCTTGCAATCTCAACTATGAGACATTCCTTCTCTGTGATAGAATTGTTATTTTCCCTCTTCGTGTCTAACAGGAGGGAGGATAGTGTTTCTTTGCCCATATCGTTTGTATTTTCTTGTTAAACTTATCGCCTTGGTGATGCGGTGGTCTTTTTTACCATCATGTTCATCATATTCAAACCACCTTAATGCCCAATACAAGGAACGATGCT